TAAGACAGCAATGGTTAGATGTATTACGTCAGCTCGATACAGATTCAGCAACTCACTGAGGAGTGGGCAACTGATCGTATTCTCCGTTTAATCGAATCAGATAATTTCGTAGATGCCAAAGCGATTGCGCTTGAGCATGGAATCGAATGGATCGACTTTTAGCAGTCCCAAACAGGGGCTGTTTTTTATTGTCCCATGCCCTAGGTATCGTTTTCATTCAGCTTTTCTATGTTGTTTGTTTATTATTGGAAGCATTGCTTTCGATAAACTTAGAGTTCCCCTCTAAGGACAAATGCAGCCAGCAATCATGATCAAAACAGAGTCTCCATATATGGAGCTGTACACGATCAAAGCACTAAGCCAGGCTGATTTGGATTTTGCGAATGAGAATTTTCAAGAAGCGGGATTACCGTTCCGCGTAGTCCGAGAAAATGGTGAACCCACTGCCTGATCTGCGTTTAGATGGGTCCAGATGCATTTCATCAATGGAGTATGTCACGGAGGCTGCAGTACCACTGTGTCTTATCCCTGTGGACTTTCGTCATCCATTAGCTCAGCAATTTGAAGAGATCGACGAGGATGGTGATCTAATCCGCAGCTATGACGAGTGGGGTCTGGCGTCTGTACTGACTTATGCGTACTACAAGCGGGTACAAGCCAAGAGCCAGTACTCAAACATGGAGATGATGATTGGGGAATGTCTGGAGATGTCCCGTCACTCCCCGCTTGAGAACAAGGCCTTATTCCAAACATTGAAACGCGAGATCAAAGCAGGCAATCAGGAACAAGCTGTTGGCTGGTCAAAGGTTTTAGTTTCCAAAATTGCATCAGCACTTGCCGAACAACACGAAGAGCTGGAGGACGATGAGGAAGATTGAACCCAGCGTCAATGACCAGCTGAAGTTCGCAAAGTTGGTAAAAGAACTGGACAAGCTTGATCGCGACTCACTCCATGAGATTGCGATTGAATTGGCACGTCTGGCGTTGTTGATGCAACCAGCTGCTATCCGATGGGCAGCCCATGAAGCAGCAGCAAATTTAGGAGGATTTCATGGAACGCCCTGAAAATCTGGACGAACGCCAGATATTGGCGGCTCAGTCGCTGGCTGCCGGTTGTTCAAACCGAGATGCATCCCGCCGAGCCAAATGCTCGATCGAGACCATCCGCGTCTGGCGCAAGCAGGCTGATTTCAATGATTGCATCTGGGAGTACCAGCAGCAGATCTTTCAGCAGTCCTTTGGCATCACGTCTGAGGCGTTACCAATGGCAGTAGCCAAGCTTCAGGAAATCATTGAAACAGATGATCCTGATGTAAACGCCAGCGTCAAGGTTGCAGCGATCAAGATCATGATCGACAGCGCCCAGAAACAGTACGAAACCCGCACCATCGAACGTCGTATCGACCAACTGGAAGATTATGCAAGGCAGATTGCAGTCACGCCTATCACAGTTAGAGAAATTTCACCAGGAAAGGTCTGAACTAGAGGAAAAACGGCGCACCCAAAGTACGGGTGAGTTATTCGTCGCCGGATTCCCTACTGAAGATCGATGGGCAGAGTTTGCGCCTTTGACGTGGATCAAGAGTGGCGGAACAATCAAGCGTTTCAAACCATATGACATCCAGAAGCAGTTAATTGAATCAATCCGCCAGAACCAATACACAATTGTTTTAAAAAGTCGGCAAGTAGGAGCATCAGAGACCGTCTGCTCCTATTTGTTGTGCAGAGCGCTTACGGAGCCTGGGTTTTCTGCTGTTGTGTTCTCCAAGACTGCAGCCGACGCACAATCACTGGGTAAAAGGATTCGCGCACAAGCTGCCAGTATTGCTGAAGCGGACATTCAGTTCACGACAGAATCAAATAGTGAAATAAGTTTCGCTGGTCTTGGAACATTACTTTTCCTACCTGCTACACCTAGGGCGGCCAGGGGAATTCCCTCAGTGTCAGTAGTAGTTTTGGATGAAGCTGCTTTCCTCGGAAACGAAGCCGATCAAATATTCACAGCCGTCCAACCCACGATGGCAACGCTTGGAGATAAAGGGCGAATGATTTTAATCTCAACGCCGAACGGCCTTGGGAATTTATTTGCCAATCTTTGGTATACAGCAGACGACTGGAACAAATTCAAGATCCACTGGAAGGACATACCAACGTATGCCAAGGATCCGCAGTGGGGTGAAAAACAAAAGCGCCGTTCCAAACTAAGCGATCGTGCATATCGCCAGGAATTCGAGCTTGATTTTGTAGCCTCTCAAGCCCAGCTTTATAACCCCGAATTAGTGGAGTTGGCCTGTAATGGTCAATGTATTGATTCCGGCTTTGTGGGTCGTGATTATGTAATGGCAGTTGACCCTGCTGCCGGTGGAGAGGATTATTGGTGCAGCATAATTTTGGACATCACACGCATCCCATACCGTGTCGTCAATGTCTTCAGGATGCGTCAAAAAAGCAGTGATTATTGCATAAAACAAATTGTTGAGCAGGCAGAGAACTTCGCTCCTGCAAAGGTAATTGTTGAAAAGAATGGTGTTGGCGCAATCGTTTCCGAGGTTTTGTCTATGAAGCTGGCGAAGTATATGGTCGACCCTTACAACACCAACAGACCCAACAAAATTACAAATACAGATCGCATTGCATATCTGCTAGAAAGGGAAGAACTAATGCTTCCGCGTGAGCCATTCTTTCAGGAGCTGTTGATGTTTCAGCAACTTGAAGGTGGCGATCGAAAAGCAGGCCCTGGTGCTCATGATGACTCTGTTATGGCCCTGGCACTTGCTTTAAGCGCGGTTGCACAAACACCTACAGCCGATTGGCTTGAACTTGTATGAAGGATGCCTACCAGGAGCGGGTAAGACAAGGGTTTGAAGACGATATCTGCGCCTACTTGGAGATGGAGCAGGGTGGAACACGTCTTCTTGACGATCTAGTTGAGATTCTGGAGGATTGGCACACTTATTATGCGGGCCAAGCGGACGAAATCAAGAAAGTTCTCCTGCGTCTTGGCATTAATCGGTACGATTAGTTTGTAGAGTTTGGCTACAAGTTTGGCGGAAGTTTCAGATAACTCACAATTCAGAGAAGACGGGGTTCTTGTCAATGCGATCACCGGTCTAGGGACAAAACGAGATAAAAGTGCTTATTACGGCATTCAATCTCAGGGTTTGATGGCGGATGCGGATCTAGAGGCGTTGTATTTCGATCCACTATGTCGTCGTGTGGTCGATGTATTTGCAGAAGCCGCCTTAGCCAAACGTCCAACACTCAAGTTTTCAGAGGAGCTTGAGGGCCACGACGAAATCATTCGGAATATTGAGCAATATCTTGAGGATTCCGAGTCCTTCTTCTTTTTTGAGGAAGCATTGAAGCTGCAGCGCATCTATGGGGGTGCCGCAATCTTCATGGTGTTCGATGACGGGATGGAACCAAGCGAGCCATTAAACCCCGCCCGTGTCCGTGGCATTGCTGATTTAGTCCCGCTGTCCAAGAAAGAGATAACACCAGATGAGTTCGACTATCTGAACTACAGAAATCCCACGCAATATCGAATCTCCACATCCAAGTCGTCGTCAAATACCAATGATCTTCAATACTTGTTGGTACATAGCAGCCGCATTCTGCGTTTCGATGGGCTCTATTTACCCTGGAGAGATCGACTCAACAACAGTGGGTGGGGATTATCCGCACTACAAGTGTTCTATGACCCTTGGAAGAGGTACAGGGGTGCAACTGATGGGCTCTCGACAATGCTCAGCGAGATGGACTTGTTCGTACATAAGATACCTGGATTGGCAAATAAGATCACCGCTGGTAAGGAGAGTGCCCTCAAAGCTCGTCTAGAAGCCAATTCCCTCGCCCGATCTTTGTATGGGGGCATGGCCCTGGATTCAGAGGAAGAGGTGACATTCGCCGCCCGCAGTTTGGGAGGAGCACAGGATATTTTCGACCGCCTGCTCGACGACCTAGTTGCAGCGGCAGATATGCCGAAGCCTGTCCTGTTTGGGATGAGTCCTGCAGGAGGCCTGAGTGAAGCGGGCAAATTCGAGCAGAAACTATGGGCCAGTTCTATTGAGCGATACCAAAGCCACAGCTTGAAGCGGGCTTTTACTCGTTACTTGAACATCATTTTGTCTATTCGATCAGGCCCAACGGGTGGGAACCTGCCAACTCAATGGACAGCGCATTTCCCTCCGTATTTCGCCAGCTCCGATGCGGACAAGGCAAACATGCGCCAGCAGATTGCCCTTAGTGACCAGATTTACCTCAATGCAGGGGTAATCACTGCAATGGAGATCCGTGCCAGTCGATTCGGGGGCACGGAATACCAGTTAGATACGGTCTTACACGAAGAAGAGGAAGATCGTCTACTTGCTAAGCGGGAACTAGAGCATGAAGCCGCCCTACAGGGCTTCGAGGGCCAACGACAAGCGCTGGAAAACAATGCCGAAGCCGCAAGGGTAGAAACAGATCCAGTGCCTTCTGACGAGCTTGTAGAAGACGCCTGCGACTTCCTGCATATGAATGGGCTGACCTTGATAGCAGGCACCAGCAATGGCATTTATCAGGTTGCTGCAGTTGTTCATCCAGATGGTCAACGCAACGACTCAGAACCCGTTGTATTGATCGGCGGTCGTCTACGAGATCAGAAGTTGTATCGAGGTTTTGTGAAACGCCAGGACGAGACAATCGCCCCTGGCCCACTATTGATGGGTTTCTATTCATCTCGCTCCGCCAGCCGTGCCCTAAAGCACTACTGCGATGAAGAAGAGGTCAGTGGCCTGAGCCTGTTGGACCCTCTCGACATTGAGCATTTAAAGGTGACGTTCGATCGTTATGACAAGTCGATCGACTATGCGGGCATGACGTTCCCCGGCGGATATAACTCTCCAGTCAAAACACCTGATCACAAAACTAAGTCCCACGCCGTGTTGGCGAAGGAAGGGGAGGAAGTAAAGCTGATTCGCTTTGGCCAGCAGGGGGTAAAGGGCAGCCCAAAGACTGAGGGCGAGTCAGAGGCAGCGCGTAACCGACGCAAAAGCTTCAAAGCTCGCCACGCCAAGAACATTGCCAAGGGACGGATGTCAGCAGCTTATTGGTCTGCCAGGACGAAGTGGTGATGGATAAACATATGAAGAAGCTGCTGCAGTGTTATCAAGATGCTGATCAATGCTGCACTAGAAAGAAGGCTAAGAAGCTAATTAAGAAAGCAGCAAAGGCCTTTAAAAAGCTAAACAAGTTGCAGGGCCTTGAATGAATTATTCCAGCGACAGTGACGACATTGAAGTAACGCTGAAGTGCAGTCTGTCTACTCTTAGGTCACTGCATGCTTGCGTTCAAAAGAGTTACCGCCAGTGGCCCGGTGGCGACCCCCAGGAGCAGGTCAACTTAGAGATTATGGCTTCAGGTTTGTATGTGGTGTTGATGGACTCACTTCTTGAAAATGATTTGGTTTAAGTATGGAAGATCTGATTGAAGATAACAACGATTTACTAGAGGAGGAGGAGCTAGCTGCAATTGCTGCGATCGTCGCTTTATTAGATCAAGGTCTTATTCGTTTAGCTCGTCAAGTGTTTGCTCAATTAGAAAGCGGTCCATCTCTTCTTGCATCGACAGAAGAGCTTCTATATGAGTTAATCCCTGTTGAGCCCCTAAAGGATGTTGATGATCCTGTCTTGCAGTCTGTGGAGAAACTTCTTCAGAAATCGACATCCCTAGGTCTGGATTTAGCTTCAGAGTTATCAAAACCTCTAGTATCCGCGCCTGTCGCTGTTGGCATCTCAGCTGCGCTAATTGGATCAGCAGCACTCCGAGCGCGAGGATACATAGGATTACAGGCGCGGTCATTTTCGGAAGAAGTAGCGGAGGCCGTAAATACTGGACTTATTAATAGCTCAACAACAAAGGATTTAACGAATGATCTAAGGCGTCGTTTGAAGGTTACAAGTGCCCGAGTCTCGACCATTATTAGAACCGAGGCATCACAGGCAAGATCAGAAGCTGTATTTACTTATTATGCCGAGCAAGGGATCGACTTGGTTTGGTATTACGTCGCCCTTGGAGAAAGAACCTGTCCGCATTGTGCGGCTCAAGCTGGCAAAGTCTTTAAGCGTGGTGCAATCAGGGTTTTAAGGCATTGGAATTGTCACTGCACTCTGCTTGCGTATAAGTTGAACGAGAGTGATAAGAAGTCCTCTGTTGACAGTTTCCGCCTCAGCCATAGAAAACGAGTTCTAAGTTACGCTAGGTCTAAGGGTATTCGTCTTAATGAAGGCCCTGCGGCTTTCGACACCTCCAGGCCTGTTCCCTACGGTAAAAACGGACTTGTATAAATCTGACGCCCCTAGATTTATGTTTAAGAGCAAGGCAGAAGCTGAAAAAGCTGGCCAGACTCTGGGGCTCGAAGGTTCGCATTCTCATCAGACTGAAGCTGGTGAAACGGTTTATATGCCGGGTAAAACTCACAAGGAATTTATGGAATCCCGAGACAAGAAAAGCGACGGACGCAAGGTTAAATCAAAATACCAAGCAGCCCGAGACGCGATGTACCAGAAGCGCCTGAAGGATATGGGCTCATACAGAAAGTACAGCGAGAAGAAGCAAGCCGACATGCACGGCGGCAAAAAGAAGAAGAAATCTCCTTATGCAGACGGTATGAAATCAGATGCAGGAACCATCGGGCGTGAGATTGACGGATTGCTATGAGTAAGTTCCGTGATAAAGCTCTACATGCCAGGGCTGTTGCGGCTGCTAAGCGAAAGTTCAGAGTTTGGCCTAGCGCCTATGCCTCTGGTTATGTAGTCCAGCAATACAAACGCCTGTACAAGGAAAAGCACGGCTCAATGAGTGGTGCCTTTCGAGGTGATGACCTGGGTAAATGGTTTAACGAGAAGTGGGTCAGGATCACATCGACGGGCAAGATTGCAGGTCCATGTGGCGAACGATCCAGCAAGGAAGGGAAGCCAAAGTGTCTACCAAAAGCCAAGGCACAGGCCCTGTCGACTGCGGAACGCAAACAAATAGTTGCTCGAAAGCGCTCTCAGGATCCCAATCCAAATCGCAAAGGCAAGGCCATCATGACAAGTAGTAAAACCCAAAGTGATGCGTACAAGCTGGGAAATTTGATGAAAGATGGATCTGAGGACCGTAAAAAAGTGCGTGATCGCCTGGCCAAGATTATGGACGGGTACAAAAAGAAAAACAGCTGCTAAGTTTATGCGCTACATAGGGACATCTGGACTCGCATATTGCCAGCAGCCTCAGCCTCACTAACGGGTGCTCTAGGAGAGACTGCATTTATGCAGCATTTTCTAGCGCAAGGTCGTCTGGTATCGAAACCTATATATGACATTTGGAAAACGGACTTTGTAATTGAGTGGGAAGGTCAGTTAGTAAAGGTCAATGTCAAGACCATGTCCCAGGCCCCCAACGCTTTCCACACACAACTCCAGACAGGAGGAGGGGGCGGTAATAGGCGTCTGTATCGACCCGGAGAGATCGATTATTTCGGGATCGTTAATCTGAGTTATGAAATGATTTGGCTGGTCCCACTTGCAGCTGTTGAGGGCCGGACATTAATTTCATGGATACCGGATCATCTACGCATAAGAAAGATTGCAAAGCGAGCTTTTAAGTGGGATCCATACCGTATTAAATGACCCAAACAGTAAAGCTAAGTAATTAACACATATAATTCGTTAGTATCAAAGTATGGGTCAAGTTTCTAGGTTTGATTATGGTCAGGTGACCAAGTCCGAAATGACGGACGAAGGTTACTTGAAGGTCTGGTGTAAGGCTGCCCGTGTGGGCACCCAGCGTTATACCCGAGGCGATGGCACACAAGTTGTGGAATATCGCCCTGAAGACGAAGTATCAAATCCCGAATCCCTAGCTTCCTTCGGAATGAAGGCAGTCACCCTTAATCATCCAAAGGTGCTGCTGGACTCGAAGACCACGAAGTTGCATCAGGTAGGGCATGCGGGATCGCATGTTCGCTTCTCCGATGGATTTGTAGAGGTTGCATTGATCGTCACTGATCAAGCAGCAATTGAAGCAATTCAGAGAGGAGATGCACAAGAAGTCAGCGCTGGTTACAGAGTTGATTACGACAACACGCCTGGTGTCACCCCTGAAGGTGAGTCTTATGACGGCATTCAACGCAATATCAAAGTGAATCACATCGCTTTGGTAAATCGCGGCAGAGCCGGACGTGAAGCCCGCCTACTACTCGATTCATGTGACCGCAACGATGCGGTGGCAGATGTCGAAAAACCGTCGAATTCGCCCGCTATTTCAATGGCAAGAATTAACCTCGATGGTTTGGAAATCGAACTCTCCGCAGATGCTGCAGGAGCGGTCCAATCCTTCGTGAAGGATGCTGGGCGTGCTCAGGCGGAACTCCAGCAAAAGCTGGATGCGCAGGATCAGATTATCCAAACTGCAAGTACAGAAACATCCGAACTCCAGGGGCGTGCTGACGCTGCTGCTGGACGAATCACCGAGCTAGAGCAGCAATTGGCCGAGGCCGTTGCAGCAACAGAAAAGCGCGACGACGCTGCAGAGATTAACGCTGCCGTCAATGCTCGCATCTCAGCTCTGAACAAGTTTGCTCCAATTTTGCCCGAGGACTTTAAGTTCGACGGACAAGATGAGGCTGCAATTATGCAGCTTGCATATCAAAACGTCTTCGAGAAGGAAGCCCGCGAAGATGCGTCCGCAGATTATCTGCTGGGTGTATTGGACGGCGTGCTTGCTGCCATGGAGGACATCGATGAGGACGTAGAAGAAGTCAAAACTGACTCTGAATTTGTCCCCGAAGAAGACGGCTCGAATGTCGCTGAAGTCCGCGCTGCTATTGCGCAGGTTCAAGCCACTGAGAAATTCGACGCCCAAGATTCTTACCGCCAGCAATTGCTGAATGGTTGGAAGTCAGATCTGTCGGCCACCGCTTAGGAGAGAATTAAATGGCTGTTACCTATTCCGAAAGTCTTGTCAGCAATCCCACTGGAGCACAAGGCACATATCCAAGCACCCAAACCAAGGGCCACGAGGGCATGCTTGGTGATCTACAGGCTTATGTTTCACGTTCTTACCAGAACGAGACGGGCGCTGTAATTCCTTTCGGTCATGCTTTGCTCCGCAATGGATCAGGCACAACCGATGCATCCGGCAAATTGCTTGCTGGTGCTTCTGCAACTGACATCGTCGGCGTTGCTCTTGACAGCAACACCTTCGCAATCGATTCAGATGCCAAAACCGCAGACGGTCGCGTTGGCTACAAAGCTGCCGCAACGATGAACGTGCTCTCAAAAGGCGTTCTGTATGTGTATTCAGCGCATGCAATCGCTCTTGGCGATGCAGTCCGCGTCTTCCATACAAACTCCGCTTCCGTTTCCTCTAATAAGGGATATGTGGGCCGCTTCGGCAAAACTGCAGAAGCAGGAAAAACTTTTGAAGTCACCGCTGGTGCTCGCTGGTTGAGTTCCTGTGCTGCTGGTGGAATCGCTCTTCTTGAGATCGATCTTCCTGGTTTGACTGTTTCCGCCGATACTTGATAGGAACTAACTAATGTCTGACATCCGTAATGACGAGGTGGGCCTATTTTTGGCTCGCGAGCTAGAAACCATTCTGGCCAAAAGTTTTGAAGTCTCTTATAGCGACATCAAATATTCGACTGTACTTCCGGTAAGTTCCGAAGTAGGCGAAGGGGCTGATTCTTACACCTACCGCGTGTTTGATGCCCAAGGCAAGATGGCAATGATTCAGGACAAAGGTTCTGATCTGCCCCGTGCTGATGTGCTGCGTAAGGAAGTAACGCTTCCTGTGCGCTCACTTGGTGCATCGTTTGCTTATTCAATCCAAGAGACCCGTGCTGCTGCAACGATCCCTGGAATGAACCTGGAGCAGCGTCGTGCTAACGCAGTGCGTCGTGCCTACGAAGAGAAAGTGCAAGAGGTTGCATTCTTCGGTGATGCCGCTTCTGGTATCGATGGCTTCTTCAACTCTGCACAAGTAGACAAGATCGTTCCTAACAAGTGGTTCGCCTCTACTTCTACCCCTGATGAAATGCTTGAGGTGCTTAATGAAGCTCCTACTCGCATTGTTTCCGGCTCTAAGCAGAAGGAAGTTCCCAACACAATTCTGCTGGATTACAATTCCTACAGGATTATTTCGACCACGGCTCGTTCTAGTACCTCGGATTCGACCGTGATGGAATTCTTCCTTCGGACGAACCCTTACATCCGTTCTATCGAGCCAATCAACGAGCTTGCTGCTGGTAACTCCAGCCTGAGCAAGGATCGCATGATCTGCTACGACCGCAGCCCTGAGAAGCTGCAATTGCACCTTCCTAAGACTCTGGAATTCCTTCCTCCTGTTCGTCAGAACTTGGAATTCAGCGTTGCCGCTCACGCCCGCATCGGCGGAACTGCGGTTTACTTCCCTAAGAGCGTTCTCTACGTAGAAAAGGCTTGATCCTTAAAACTTTATTCTTCAGAAAATGATTGTTACTTACTCACCACAACTCGAAAACCCTTCTCGCGACAAGGAAGTCACTCTAGGCTTCACTTTTATCGGAGAGAAGACCGGCAGTTCTGAGTACGTGCAGTTCAAATCTGGGGTCAACCGCGATGTTGACCCTGCGGTTTGGGCACAGGTGAAAACCATGCCCTTAGCCAATGAACTGCTTCAGATCGGCGCTTTAACTGTTTCAGAGGACGTGGAGGTTGTTACCGATGCGCCCAAAGGAACCGGTGGCTTGGCATCAATGCCAGTCAAAGAGGCACTTGATTCAATCAACCGTACTTTCGACCTTGATCTTCTCAAGGAGTTGGACTACGCAGAGAATCGAGTTCGCATCAAGAATGCGATTCAAAAGCGAATCAAAGCAATCACTGAAGGCGAAGGTTAATGGCAGTCACCAGCACAAGTTTTTTAACTCGGTTCCCTGAGTTTTCAAATATCGAAAGTGCTGTCGTGACATTAACGATAGGCGAGGCCGAACGCCAGAACAACGAGGATGTGTGGGGCGACCAGTATGACGATGCGGTCAATTACATGACTGCTCACTTATTGGCCAGCCGTACACAGTCCATCGGGCAACAGATCGGTGTTTCCTCGTCTGTCCGAACAATTAAATATCAAGGTGTAGCTGGATACACCCTGGCTGATACAACGTATGGGGCCACATATCTATTTTTGCGTGAGGGGCTTGTCGAGCTGACAGGCTTTAGTTTCTAATGGGCGCTTATTCTCCTTTTGACAATTCCAAATTAGTATTCCAGGTATTTTCGTCATACTCGACTGACCAATCAACCGGAAACCTAATTCAGAAGACTGTAGAGGAGACATATCTGTGCAATATTCAGCTTAGTGCCTCAAACTCCAAGACTAAAGCAGGTGCCAATGAAGTTGAAATTTTCTGCAGGGGTAAGTTACTAGCTCCTTCGACTTTTAGCTTTAAGATCAGGGTTGGCATGGAAGCTTCAGCAACTATTAATGGTCTACGTGGAAAATTAAGGATTTTAGACCTGGGATCTAATGTTCTATCGTTTGCACGATCAACACAATTTCAGGAATTCACAGCAGAGTTCGAGCAAATTGGCAATGCAGGTTAATCATGCGTATCAAGAAAATCGGTATACAGCCCAATCAGGTTTCTGAACTTTTTAACAAAGCGTTGCAACAGGGTTTAGAGGAAGTTGTTCCTGAATTAGATACGCAGTTCACCAAAGAGATCCAGTCTGTCAAATGGGGCTGGCCAAACATTACTCAAAGGAAAAATGGCAGTGAAGCCTATTATGTAAGGGATATTGTTGACACTGGAGATTTGATGCGCAGTCAGGTCAATAATCGCGATAATAAATATTCGGTTACATGGTCTTGGTTGACTAATTACTCAGCCGTTGTACACAATGGCGCAAGACTTAAAAATGGCATTGTGTTGCTGGACCGCCCTTGGACTGAAACTGCTGTAAAGATCGTCGATCCATATGAGATCATTTCAGATACACTTAGGAGAGAGTTAAATGGCTAGTGTATCTCAAGTACGCTCAGTTTTAGACTCAATTATCGGAATTTATTTGGGTACTTATAACCTCCCAGATGGTTCTACATCCCCCGCCCTTTGGGTTCGGGGTTCGCAGCAAGTTCCCAAAGACTGGACAATCACAGGCACCGAATGTGTGCTTGATGAAGTACCAGAAGCCAGGAATGTGCCAACGATGTCTCAGGCGGTGTTCCTAAATTTATTTTGGAACGTAACTCTAACCAGCTACGACACAACCGTTACTTTAGAGAATCTTAGGTTGCTTCTTTTTCGGGCCTTCCCTGATATGGATACAGCGGTGTACACACCACAAACAGACATATCTTTTGAAAGTTTGAAAGTAACTATCCCCGACTACTCAATCCACACAGAGATAAGCTAATGGCTCAACTCCCAGGATCCGCTTTTCTAAAAGGGCGCGATCGTCTTGTCCGAATTTCAGAAACAGGCGGAGCGCGTGCAGTGCCTGCAAGCCACGGTGATGGCGACCCTAATGCTGCATATACAATTCCCAGTGCTAATTATTCCAACACTAAATTACTCAAGGGCCTGACGGCAGCTGAGTACACTCCCTCACCGAATTCTCAGGAATTTTACCTGATGGGTGACGACGGTTTTCGTGACAGTGTTGGCGTCACAATGGCTGGTGAGCTGGCATGTACGGCGTTTTTCATCCAAGGGCTTTCCAGTGGTGTGGCTAATACTGCCATTGATGACGCACTTGTCATGATCATGAAGTCTGAGAACGACCCTGATCGTGAGCTGTTTGTCGAAGTATTGACCTATTTAGGTCTTCAAGGTTCCGAGCACGTTTATAACACTCGCGCATTTAACTCCTGTATTACAGGCGTTTCTGAGAGTGCAGCTTCTGATGGAATTATCGAGTACTCCTGGTCCTTCCAATCACGCGGCCAGATTTTCGTTGGTGAGTTCAGTGCTGGCGTTACCAAGCTTGACGTTTACGCCTGATGCAAGTTGATCTGCTTACCTCTGTGGATAAGCAGTCCTTCTTCATCAACTGCAGAGCTAAGGGAGAATTGCTTGAGGTGGGGGCGGTTTATATCGCCCCTTCGTCGTCTTCTCCAATGAAACTTATATCTGAGGAAGGTGTTAGTTTGACTGTAGAAATCCCTGAAAATGCTTTCGACCAGATCTTAGAGATGGTTGCGGCAGATACCTCTTTTTATATCATTTCATGAGCAAGTATTCAAAAATTTTCTTCGGACAGAAGACGTATTACGACATTTTGCCTTTTCGATTCCCCATTTATAACGATTTAGTTGCCGGTGAGATCGAAGGTATAGAGGACTTAGCACGAAAGCAGGCGAAGAATACCTATGCGCTGCTCAAGATTGCTAAGGACGTAGCTCAGAAGCAAGAGATTCCTGTGCAGGAAGCCTTGGACGCCCTTAGTGACATCAATCAGAATCAGGATCTGTTGTATGAGTATGTAGAAGAGCTTGCTGATATCCAAACTCAGGGTCAATCTGTAAGCGAGCAGAAGATTCAGACTGTGACCTTGTTCATGCGTTACAGGGCCGAATTAAAGGAGCGCAACAAATGGGTGCAGGTCTCTGATTGGGAGGAGGCAGATACAAGAGAAATGCCCCGCCGCCTGCTTGACGATATTTTTGATTTTGTGGATTGGGAACGGAACGGTTGGCCTAGTGACGAGGTTGACAGCGAGGATTCCGAGGGAAACTAACGATCGAGGTGGTCAACAAGCGTATTGCTTTTTTAAGGGAATATTTGGCCACCTCGGAGATTGATTTACTGATGCTGTATACAGAGTTCCGTGCGTCTCCAGCAGGCCAGGACATTGGTATGTATCAGTTTTCACGCATGCCATTGAAACTGGTGTATGAGATCGTGCGTTTGGCGGGTGACAGGGATAAGAAGTGGGCAAATATCTATTCAATTTCAATCGCACGTCTGAGTGGGATCGTTATTTCCGTTGCGAAAGGCTTTAGTGGAGATAAGTCTCCGATACCAGAGTTGGATCAGTTTTTGCCGTACCCATTGGATCAGGAGTCTAATGAATTCATTGCTGAAACCAAGTTGGTTTACAAGGGTTTATTGGCCAAACAAGTATTGCCACTTCACGTCATTGCAGCATTGAATAAAGTCATAACTGTTTAACCGATAAAATTAAATCAAGACGAGGTAATTAAGTGGCTGTTCCGGCTAAGAATGTATATCAATTTACTGTTGATGTCGAAAATAGCAAGGCGCTTAAAAATCTTAGTGCTGTTGCGAAGGCAACTGATAAGGCTACTCAGCGAATTGAGAAGGATATAAAGAAGCAGATCAAGGCTAATTCCAAGAATGATCAATCAATAATTAAGACAAGAGCTGCTCTATCCAAAGCAAGGGCGGAGTATAAGAAATATACAACAACAAAAAAAGCAGATGCATTAGCTGCTGATGCAGCGGCGCATAAAATGAAACAGCTCAATAAAGAGCTGTTCAATCAGACAGAAAAGCTACGAAAGGGCAAGCAGGCTATTAGGGGATATACAAGAGAACTTGATAAACTAGCCAATGCCGAAAGAAGAGCGGCAAATAGAGGGGGGACTCAATACAACCGTCCTATTGGACCTATTGGTCGCAATACTTATGCCAGCCAGGCTATGCCAGGCGGAGCAGGCTCCAGAGGCTTTGGTGGCCAACAAGGCAGGCGAGCTGGGTTTGCTCGCGGTGGCCGCAACATGATCTCGGCTGCTGGCGGTGCATTTGCTGGTGCTGGCGGCATCAGTGCTCTTGGAGCCGGTGCAGCTTCATTAGGTAGTGGGTTTGCCTTAAAATCTTCTATTCAGCAGGCGACGGCACTTCAGCAACAGGAATTAAAACTTCGAGTTCTATCGAAGTCATATGGAGAATACGATGAGATTTTAAAAGAGGTTTCGCGTAATGCGGATATGTTCAACAAGTCGCAAAAGGACGCGACTACTGAGTTTGCAAATGTGTATGCAAGACTTCGCCCGCTGGGTATTGAGTTAAATGATATCAAGGGTGTTTATAAAGGTTTTAATGCCGTAGCAATTGCAAGTGGAGCCACTTCAGAGTCCACAAGAATTGCATTTATGCAACTTTCCCAAGCGTTGGGTAGTGGTCGTCTTGCTGGTGATGAATTCCGGTCCATCAGTGAGCAGATTCCTGGTGTTCTGATTCCAGTTGCCCGTGAAATGGGCGTCACGGTCGGTGAGCTTAAAAAACTAGGTGCTGAAGGAAAGATCACGTCCGATGTTCTGATCAACGCCTTGGGTAAGGGTTTTGAGGAAAACAAGGACAAAATCAAAGAACTTCTTAGAGAGTCCCCAACTGCAAAATTCACAGCATTAAGCAATGCACTTTCGGATACTGCTGTCACCATTGGCGACTCATTGCTGCCTGTAGTACTGCCATTGGTAGAACTTGCAACTCGTTTGTTGGATACGATCGGGCGCTTACCTAACCCGGTTAAAGCCGTCTCCGGCGCTCTGTTCGGCTTAGGTCTGGCTTTCACTGCGGCGGCTGCAGGAGCTAAAGCTTTCGGCTTGTCACTGACAGGCGCGGCTGTAGCAGGCTTCGTCGCCCTGGCCGCCAAGATTGCACTAGCTGCAGCACCATTAATCGGTTTTGCAATGGTGATGGAGGAAAACATCCGTAAGAAGCAAGAATTTGATGAAGCCCTGGCCAGCGATGAGCCAGAGATAATGAAAGACAAAATTGAAGAGTTAGGAGAGGCGCAATCTTCACTTAAGAAACAATTATCTAGCACTAAAAAATTACCTTTTTACAGAGGCCAGGCTGGGGATATTGCTGATCTAAAAGGCAGAATCAAGGATTTGCAAGATGAGATCAAAGAACTTACAAAGCGCAGAACATTAATTATTGACATCGTTACCAAGGTCCATAAGATTGGTGGTATCGATTACAAAATGGATGGGCCTAAGGGTCGTTTAGTCCCTGTTAATCCGCCTGAAACTGTTTCTGAAAGACGAGAGCGCGAGGCTAAAGAAGCGGCGGAAAAATTAAAGGATAAGACAAAGAAAGGGCGCGGAGCTAATACAGCCGAACAAATCGCCAAGATTGAGTCGAATAATCGACGCCGCTTGAGTGAATTAGAAGCTACTAATCAAATAAACCGGATAAATAAAAGATATCAAATCGAAAACCGCCTTCAGCAAGAATCACACAGAATTCGTGAAGCTAATTTGCTTGGATCTGCCCGAGCAGCTTTAGAGATACAAAATGCTGAAAAAGAACAGAATGCTGCAATTGATGCTCAGCTTAGAACACTTAACAATGCCATTACTGCCGCTGAGAGGCGTCTAGCAGCGGCTAAGCAGCAGTTTGTTGAGGCCGCGCCTGGTGCAGACCGATCACGGGTTCAGGGCACTGTAAACAGCGCACAGGCCAGGCTCAACAGCGCTGTAGGCATCAGGGATGATTTTGCCGCTAACGCAGGCACAATGCGTAATAACGCATTCAATATTTCAGTTGCTCAATCGACCGAAGGGTTCCGTCAACGAGCTAAGGATGCGCAGCTTGAGGCACAGGCATTAAGAGAGCGTAATCGTCTGATGATGGAGGGCTTCTCTCCTGCTCAAGTTGAATTACAAATGCAGCTCACCGATATAGAGCGGGAACGAGTAGCTCAAATTAGTGCGCTGACAGTCGGCTCTGCCGGGTATGCGATTGCGTTGCAAGAGATCAATAGTAAAGCAGGCCTGGCAGCAGAGTCCGTCCGAAATTTGACTACAGCGCAGGAGGAGAACAGTAATGCAATTACTGATTACATTGCCAATGCACAGGCTTATGTCGGTGACATTAAGGCTCGTATTGTTGATATTGCGTCAACAATTGAAGAAAGCATTTCCAGCGCTATTACAGGTCTTGTCAATGGCACGATGACTGCCACACAGGCATTCCATAGCTTCTTCAAGAGTGTTGGAGAAGCCTTTTTGAACATGGCCGCTCAAATGATCGCCAAGTTGATTGTGATTCAGCTATTAAAGTCGGCAATCGGAATGTTTGGTGGTTCATTCGGTGGTGGTGCAAATGTAGGTCAACAAGTTGATATGCCTAGTTCTGTAGGAATCGGAGCGGGGAATGGAATTATTCAGAACGGTGGAGGTCAAGGTTTTGGAACCTTTGGGCCTAACTTTGGTATTAGACAGTTTGCCAAGGGTGGCATTGTCACTGGCCCAACCACCGCCTTAATTGGCGAAGGGGGTATGAATGAAGCTGTTGTTCCACTTCCTAATGGTCGGTCTATACCAGTCGATATGGGCAAAGGTGGTGGAGCAGGGGCTGTTCAAACCAATATCACAGTAAATGTTGATCAAGGCGGTCAAACAGATACAGAAACTTCCGGTGATAATGCCAATAAACTAGGTAAAGCCATCGACTCCGCTGTGAAGCGTGTAATTATGGATGAGCGCAGAGTTGGAGGACTACTTTACAATGGCCGACGTTAATTTGACTCTTGATCTTCGTCTAGATATACAAGAGGTGACTTCACACAGAGTTCGTAAATATGGTTTCGGAGATGGCTATGAAGTCATTGCATCTGATGGAATTAATTCACGCATGACTGAATATGCAGTCAAAACAGAACCAATCAGGGCTGGTGGTATTCAAACGCAATTTCAAAACAATCTTGATCAAGTCTGTAAGGGTGATTATTTCCTGACTACATTGTCGCCGTTTTCAACTGAGCAACGTCGGTATCGTTTAAAAGATTCAACTTACCAACGTCAGATTATGCCCGCAAGCGGTGCCATGGAATTCAGCTTTACGTTGATAGAGGCCCACGCTTATGCCTAACAGCAATATTATTCAAGAGAGTCGGGAGCTTGTTCAAGATTCTCCGATTATTCTTTTTCATATCTCTGGTAACAGTTCAACATATGCGTCTTCATGGACGAACGATTTGTTTTTTGTTTCTCCAGAGCAGTCTGGTGGCAAATCTGTTCAGTATGTAGACAGGGATGGCGCAATACGCACCTATGAACCTTTGCCCATTGCAGCATCAGGTTTTGAATTAAGTGGCAGTAACTCATTGCCACAACCCAAGCTAAGCATTTCCAATGTGTATGGGCAGATGACCCTATACAACTTAGATTTTGAAGATCTAATTGGTTTTAGCGTTACCCGCATAAGGACTTATGCCAAATATTTAAAATCCATTGATGGTGTGGCTCAATCATCGTTTGATGCCAATGCACATTTCACGCCTGATACATGGTGGTTTTCTCGTAAAACCGAGGAGAGTAAATTGGGTGTTGTATACGAACTCAATTCCGTATTCGACCTTGAGGGCTTAAATCTGCCCAAGCGCAGAATGTACAGCAATTTTTGTCCGTTCGAGTATCGAGGGCCTGAGTGTAATTACACTGGAGCTGCGGTCAGTACGCCTGATGTGTGCCCCAAAACTCTTGGTGCATGTAAGGAGCGATTCGGCACTGACTTACGTTTTGGGGGCTTCCCTGCAACCACTGATCGATAGCAGTCATGGCAAAACTTTTACATCGCCGTATTGCCCAGATCGCCCGCAAGGCAGTACCAGACGAGGCCTGTGGGTTTGTCGTTGACGGAAAACCCGTACAGGTTGCTAACCAAGCCGATGAACCTGAGGGAGGTTTTTTAATATCTGCTCAAGATTATTTAAAATATAGTACGGATGTAATCTTCCATTCACATCCTGTAGGTGACCATAGTTTTAGTGAGCACGACATTGTGGTTTCCGCCAATATGGAGCTGACCTCTTATCTATATATTGTCGAAGCAGACAGGCTTGAGATTCTTAGTCCTGCTGGTCAGATCGAAAAGTTTGAAAAGGTTTTAAACAGATGATGAAGATACGGCTAGAGGGTGTAGCAGGCAAACGCTTTGGTTATGAGCACGAATTAAATGTGCGTACACCGAATGAAGCGATCAGAGCTTTGTGCCATCTCTTGCCAGGTTTTCGTGCATTCTTATCTTCAGCGCATGAATTCGGGGTTTATTTTCAACTTTTAAATGGCGAGGAGTCGGTTGGTTATGACCAGCTCTCGTTTGGATCATCCCAGATGACATTGGTCCCGGTCATCACGGGCTCATTTTTTGGCAGCAATTTCGGAAAAATTCTTATTGGCATTGCTCTTGTTGCGTTCGCCTTCACAGGTTTCGGCTTGATGACAGTGGGAGCTGCTATCGCGCCTGCCATTGCATCTTTAGGTTTTGGTCTAATTTTCACAGGTGTTGCGGGGTTATTTGCCCCAGGAGTACCAGACCCATCTTCGACAGAGGAAGGTCGTCCAGCGGATGATGCTATTACAAATGCGGCATCAGCCACAGCAGCCGATGGCACCCCAGTCCCGGCAGTTTATGGGGAAACGCTTGTAACAGGCATGCCAGTTGTCAGCTCATATATTCAGGACGGGGATGATTTTAATGAGCCCAAGGGGTTTTGGATGGCAGTTGTGTCTGAGGGGGAGATTGATGGATTTGCTGGTTTACAGGATGATAATTTGTTCTTCAATGGATTGAAGGCGGCAGCAGCGGGAGTAGATAATATTCAGTTCACTAATGGTTCACAAACTTCAGCAACGTCTTTAAATCTGCTTCAAAATCAAGGTTTTCACCTTCGTATTGGGGCATCCTTTCCTAAAGCCGGTGGTAGTTATGAAGAGCGTATTAGCGAGTCAGAGTCACCTAGTCCAACAGAAATAAGATCCCTAAATAATCCGTATGCCGACAAGCTACGGGTACGTATTCAGGAAGGGCCCTGCTATCAGACAAAGACTCGCAGTGTTGTTAGCAACGGCAAAACTAATACAAACTATAGAGACTATACAGATGATAGTGACGCGGGGGGTGGAGATAATCCGCTTGCATATCAAATTACAGCCTTCGCTAATGGTGCGCTTTTTTATCAAAAAATAGTTGAACGTAATAAAAATTTAGCAAACACGGTAGCTGTTCATGAGATTGACATTACTGGAGTGCAGCACCCGGTATCAGTAAAAGTTCAGAGAACTGATCGCGGTGATGCTAGACCGTTAGTTGTCCAAAAAGGTGGCAACAGCACCACGCAATTCTCATGGACGAAGGGTGATTTCACCTGGCTATCGATGGAAGTTTTATGGAACGAGAAACTCGTTTATCCCTTTACTTCTATGCTCGCGTGTAGTTTTCCTGCAGGAGCCACAACTACCCTCCCCTCCATAACGGCAAAGATCAGAGGTAGAAAGGTTCCTGTTCTTAGCAGCGACCTTAGTGTCAGTTATCAGTATTCGCGTAATCCTGCTTGTGTCGTGCTGGATCTGCTGACTAACGCCCGCTATGGAGCCGGTCACCGCATCTTCACCACAAATGCTCCTTTAAATCAAGTCGTTCATCAGCCGGGCATACGTTTTACGGATATTGATTTAGCATCTTTCTATAAAGCACAGCAATATTGCGATGAGCATCAAATCACATTTGATGCAACTATCGCCGGGGATGCGGATTCTATTGAACTCTTACGTAGTATTACTTCTACATTTCAAGGGCAACTAATTTATCTTGGTGGGGCTATTACTGTTGTTATTGATGATCAAGTGAAATCAAGTCAGATTCAAGACTATAGACTTTTTACAGAAGCAAATGTAATTCAATCATCCAGTGGGGATAGCATCGAAACGCCTGCCTTTGTTTATGAGGGTACTGCGCGTAAGGCCAGGAGCACTGCGGTACAGGTTAGTTATATCGACAGTGCAAATTTTTACAAGGAAGCCAAAGTTTTAGTTGAAGACCGAGATGCAATGCAAAAATATGGTTACAACCTTAAAAAAATTAGAGCCCTCGGCTGCACTGATAGGAACCTAGCTAAACGCCTAGGTCGTTATACATTGTCAACTAATATACGCTCAACTGAGACAGTTATGTTCAGTGTTGGCCCAGAGGGGGCGATGTTGATTCCTGGGGATGTCTGCCTTATTGGGGATCCACTAAAAACCCGAATCGAATCAGGTGGCCGCATTGTTTCCGCTTCTTCTAATCAGCTTGTTGTTGACAGGCAGCTAACCACAGGAGTCGACTACGGCACAGGCAGTTGGAAGTTGTATACATACACTAATGCCGGTATAGCGCAATGTAATACTGTTTCTTCTGTAGCTGGATTTAGCATTAACTTACAGGGTTCATTTTTGTCGCTTCCTACTTCAAATATGTTGTGGATTCTTGTGAATGAAGGCTCAAATAATAATTCTTTGCATCAATTCAATAGGTATCGCATTCAAAAAATAAGTGAAGATGCAGATGGTACTTTTAGCGTTATAGGTATTACATACGATCATGCCAAGTATGATTATGTTAATAAGCAACAACTAGATTACGGGGGAACGCACTTTTTAAGTGGTGGCCGAAATCCTGCATTACGAGCCGATGGTATCAGTTTTAAAATACGCAACCCGTCACCCTAATGGCTGCTATTGACCCAACCTCTCGCCTGACTGTTTTCTGGGAGCCGCCTTTTAAGTTGGTTTCAGGTGCGCTTGATTATATATTCCCTGGCTCTGCCTTTAGTACTGAAGTTCCAGATACTCTTGTTGATCGCTATGAGGTTGAGCTATACAACGATGTTCTTGGTCGGTATGAAAGCCAAGGTTATTTTTACACCACGCAAGCTGATCTAACTCTTGGTGATGCTGCTAGCGGTAAAGTAAGAATAAGAGCAATACTCCGCGATGGGACACGAACCAATTGGGTAACGTCCGGTACGCTTATCTTGTCTATGTTCGCTACAACTTTTGCGGACTCAGACAATGCAGTTTTCCTTAGTTTCGTCTGATGTCCTTATACGGAAGAGATGCGAATGGAGCGGACGCATACATCCGCGCCTCTGGTACAAATGCCACAACAGATGGGCTTGTCACTTTTCACGATAGCTTTAGTAACGATTTTAAATTTAAAGCTATTGACACTGCTGCAAGTGTCGACGTTATTGCTTTAGTTTCTAGTACCAAGCTGCGGGTTATGTCTTTGACCCTTAGTGCTGATGCTGCATGCAACGTTCAATTCCAGACTGGAGGTTCTGTTGATGTGACAGGCAAAATCTATATCCCTGTGAATGGCACCGTGCATTTGTCAAATGCTTTGGGTCTATTCGAGTCAAGTTCAGGGGAGAAGATTAATGCTGTTTTGACTGGAACGGCCAACGTTGGTATTTCACTCAGTTATCGCGAGGTCTGATTGTGACCAGAGTACACGGCAAATTGTTTTCAGATAATCGTACTGGTGTATTGGTGGTCAAGCCTTCAGCACCCTTTTTCGGTGTCTCTAGGGACGAACGCATATACCCAGTCACTCAAGGTTCTATAGATATTTCACTGGATCCCACACCTTCTGGGGTTCATTATTTGATTGGCTACAAGGAAGATGGTGACATCCGTCGTACCGATTTCACGTTGCGTTGGCGGGTGCCTTCCATTCCCAGCTATGACGTAACCCCAGGCGCTGGTAACGCTAAGAAGACTTCCGAAGCGGCAGCTCCTAAGGCATCTGTTTATGAGCGTGTGCAGCTTAAGCGTGTTTCAACCGAACTTAGTGATTCTCTAGATAGCAATTTAAAGCTAAGTGCAGATCTTTCTGACGCCAAACTGCAAATCAAACAACTACAGGACGAACTAAGGGGTTATAAGCGAACAGCTGATTATGTTTTAAGCCAGCGTGACAAGACAATTGCCCAATTAAGTGATCAATCTGCACCAGAGATCAGAACAGTTTACTTAGATAAGCCTGTTCCACCAGCGGCTCTTCAAGCAAGGGTATTACGCTTAGAAGCAGAGAACCAACGTCTGCTTGATTTGAATGTTGAATATTATAAATCAGTTGTACAGCTACATCAGTTACAGTTAGATAAAGCTCGTACTAATCCAGAAGAACCGCAACTTGGAGTCACCAATACTCCTAAGTCTCGGTTGTTACGCAAGCTACTCGGTAAGTAACTAATGGCTCTTGACAATATTGCAGTAACTGTACGAGAGGGTGACAGCTTTGATGAGCTTTACCTAAATATTGAGAAACCGTGGGGTACTCCTTATGATTTTTCAAACTCTGTATTAGTTGCTGACATCCGTCGCTTCTTTAATGACAGCTCTAATCCAGTTTCTGCTGTTGACAGTTTCGGCATTGTTGAATTAGATGCTTCTAAAGGTCAGATTGCTCTTAAGCTCACGAGTCGACAGACCGAAGCTTTAGGGCGCAACGTCGTCTTGGGCTATACAGAGCGAGGAGAGGTTCAGACTGGTTTAGCTATTGCTGCTGATCCTTCAGACGAATTGCAGGGTAAGTTTCTATGGGATCTTAGGGAATACTTCTCTTCCCCGCAAGCTTCAATCACTTCAATTTCATCGGGAACTTCTTTTACAACTACGGGTGGAGTGACTGCTAATAAAGTGCGGGTTACTACTGCCTCTGCTCATAATCTAACTGTCGAGGACCAGATTATTCTGTCTGCAACCGGCCAAAGTGTTTATGATGGGGTTGATTTCAATGCTAATAAACTTTCAATTATTAGTACCACTGTATTTGAAATTGATCCAACAACTGCAGGTGCTCCAGCATTTTCAGTGAGTTCAACTCAAGGAACAGTGAGTGTCTATAAAGAAGACACGCTTGCAATCGGGACTTTAGAAGTCCTTCCACGTATTTCCAGAGATTCCGTTAGCTGAGGTAAACCTCTATGGCCAGTGTAGAAGAAGGCGTTTCAGTTGTAACGGTAGGTAGAACTACCCCTATTCCAGCTGGTCAAAATACTTCCGCCAACTCCCTTCCTGTTGTTGTTTCATCGGATCAAACTCCGATTCCGATTCTAGATAATCTTTCCGCGCCTTCTCAGGTACGGGATGACCTGTTAGGGATCCCCCGTGTCCAGACGCCATTGGCGATCTTTGATGACACGAATTTGATAGATGTCGACCCAAACATCTGGGCTGTTAGTGAGCAAACGACAGCAGGATCGAAGGTCACAGAAGTAAACCATCTGTTGAACCAATCAGCGGCTGAATGCCGTCTGAAAGTTGCAGCATCTAACGGAAATATTGCCAGTTTAGTTACCAAGCAAGCTTGGCCCTATCAGACAGGCCGTATCACGGTTGCTTCGTTCGGTGCAGCGTTATCCACCGACACATCTGCCATCATTGAATATGGCATGTTCGATGCTAGTGATGGTTACTTTATTCGAGTAGTTGGTACAAACTTGTTTTATGTACGGCGCACCTCCAGTGGTGAGCGTCCATCTGATCATCTGAATGGTTATACAGCTCAAGGCGTCGATCCTACGACTTTCACTGTTGACGATCAGGTTTTGCTTGCTCAACCCAACCGCACTGATCTAGGAACTATTTATACGATTATTAGTTCATCTCCCAATGTGATGGAAGAGATTGTTCCACGTAAGTATTGGAACGGCGACAAGATGGTTGGTGAGAATGGAGTCAGCTTGGTTGGTGCTGCTCAGACCAGCTCCATTCATGAACTTAGCCTGTCAAATCTTTGTATGGCCCGTATTGAATACGGATGGTACGGAGGTACAGGTTCACGGTTGCTCTTCTATGTGCCAGAGGATGCAAATCTTGGCGGAGTAACTGCAAAGAATGCTCGCTGGGTTATTGCACATAATCTCAATTGCTCTGATCGTGTTCCATTTCCATCTTTAGGCAATCCGACTTTACCGATGCAATTTCGCATTGAGAAGTCTGGAAATCTCAGCTCTGATGCATACATTCGTAAATACGGCGCACAAATCAGTATTGACGGTGGTGATGCTGAAAAGCTAAGTATCTTCTCTCAAGATGGCGCAAAGGTCGAAAATATCAACACAATCGCATTTAAGCCACTACTGGCTATCCGAATTAAGGAACTGATTACTAACAATCAAGGCGAATCAAAACGCTGCTTGTTGCGAGCTTTTCCATTACTGCTTTCAATGGTCAGCTCTCATAGGGCACAGTTCCTGTTGGTAAAAAATCCAGATACTCTCGTTGATAGTAGTTCAGCTGCAGTTACCACTTTCACATCTTCTGGAACTTTGAGCGCTGTCGAGTTTAACTCTCCTGATAGTGCTTCAAACGCCATTGCCGCTTTCACGGGAGGTGAGCAGATTGCAAGCTTCTTCACAGGTGACGCAGATGCTTCTACGCAAGCTTTGACAGAGATTTTTAGTTATGCACGTAGTTACCTAACTCGGGAGGCGACTGCTTCAACAGGTACTGCAGGTGACGTTCTGGTGATCGCAGCTAGATCAATCGATGCATCGTCTAACACCTGTAAAGCCAGCCTTACTTGGGGGCAACGCTGATGACGACGGCCTACAACCTACCCGAAGATGTTGGCCAAAATGCCATCGTCAGAAATGGGGAACAGGTGCAGGCCGAGGGTACATTTCCAGCCGGTCAAAAGTCGGCTGCTAAGAGTATTCCTGTTGTCCTGCCGAGCGAGAGTACATATCTACCAATAATTGACAATTATCGAATCAAAACGCAAGTTGATCGTGATCTGCTTGGCACACCTAGAGTTACCACTCCTTATAATTTTTTAACTAGGGACGATCAATTCGAGCTTTCAGCAGAAGATTGGATTTATGATGTCTCAGGTTTAAACGAGCGCCCTGATGATGACAGCACTCAGTCTGCTCGTTGGACACAGCTAAGTAATTCTTCTGCTGAATACAGCCCTGCTCCGTTGGGGGAAGTTAAGTACAACCCTAACGCTAATTCAGCACAACTCATCCTTAGTAATAATGATGGTGGTTTTCAACGTGCCCGCATTGCATCAAAGCGCAGATATCGGTATCAACCTGGGCGCATCGCCAGAGTAAGCCTTGCTACTCGCCTTTCTGTAAAAGGCAGCCCTATCAGCCTTACACGTCTTTGGGGTGTTGGTGACGCTTCTGATGGATTTTTCGTCGAATGTAAAGGCGACGGAGACGGAGACCGTCTTAATATTTTATATAAAAATAGCGCTGGTAATGGACTATCTTTTGAGACCAGAGTCCCACGTTCTCAGTGGACTGGTGACAAATTAGATGGCACAGGTAAGAGTAAACAGACTTTAGATCTAAGTAAGACATTCATGACTCTTATAGAGTTTGGATGGTATGGCGCGAGTGACATAAAAATATATTTCTTTGTTGTTGATGAAGACGATCAGCTGCCTACCTCTATTTCTCAAATTCCCAGAGCACGTTGGATTCTGGCGCATGAGCTAATCTTGGCTGATACTTTAGTCAGGAATGATCTAACAGAGCCAGATGGAATTGGTGGCATCCGTGATTACGACGTACCTTCATTACGCACGCCTGCTCTTCCAATTTTGGTGGAGATTACCAACAGTGGTAATTTAAGTCGAGCACATTTTATAGAACGATATGGCGCTTCTATTCTTATAGATGGAGGCACGGATGATAAAGCGCAGATTCGAGTCATCGATGGCAGTTTTGGCACAGAAGTACCTCCAGTTATCGGTGGCAATAATTCAGGAGCTGGTCAATCAGTTGCCACTGTGCGATCTAAGGAAGTTCTAGTTAACTCTAGAGGTGAGCAGGCCGACAACTTTTTAATGACAG